GTTTCTAACAGCATCTGCTGTAAATACAAACTCATTTTTAGATAATCTAGCAGGCACATCGTCAGCTCTTTCTTTTCTACCAAGCTCTACAAAACCACCCGTATTTCTATAATCTTTTTCTTTGCCACCCATATCAAGTAAAGGCATTATTTCTTCTGCAACTTCAGTTTCCATAATTCCACCTTCTTGTTTACCTATTCTACCGCCATCAGCTTTCATGTTTAATATAGATACAATATCAGTTACAGTTTTGGTATCAGCACCAGTTATAGAAGATATCGTATCAATATCCACACCTTCTTTATTCATATTTATAATCATTTGAATTGTTTCTTGGTCTGCGTCGCTTTTTACGCCCCACATATCTTTTGCCATAAACTCATTAATTTTTTCTTGATCACCACCCAGAACTGCTCCAGTTTCTCCGCTAAATATTTGTCCAAATCCAGACTTTAAATTTTTAAAGAAATCAAGTGGTCCAGCATAACCAGGTCTTGAACCATCAGCACTTGGACTTACTAATTGTCCACCAGCGTAACCTATTCTACCGCCGTCAGCTGCCATGGCTACTGGTTGTTCCATACCTGCTCCTTCTGATTGTTGTGATGCTTGCATTACTGCTTTTACAAATTGTTCAAAGGACATATCACCACCTTTGTTTTTATATTTTACGTATTCCATCATAAGCATTTGTTCTGCTTGAGCTTGACCTGCGCCACCACCCATATTTAAAAATGTTTGAGGCATTCTTCTAGACACACCTGCACCAGATCTAATATACTCTTCTTCGTCATCTTCTTCGACCATCATGCCATTTGCATAACCGGCTCTACCACCGTCAGCCGCATAAAAATTTTGCATAACATATTTTTTCTGTGGCATGAAATCTAAACCAGCACCTGCATCACCTGCACCGCTGTAATAATTTTTAGCACGTTGAACTTGATATCTTGGATCAAAAACTTCTTCTTCAACTTCTTCCTCATCACCACCCATAAAAAATGGAGCTGCAATAGCTGTAGCACCTAGGCCACCCATCAACATTCTAGGCACACTAAAATCTGCACCAGATTTTCCACCTACTCTAAATAAATCTCCGACCGTACTTAACTTACCACCGGTTCCAAGTGCGCTTCCAGCACCTTTAGCAAGAGCTATTAAATTTTTAGGGTTAAATCTCATAAGACCGGTTCCTGTTCCACCAGCCATAAAAGAACCACCTAATGCACCAAGACCACCAATTAAAGCCATCTTACCTATAGGACTTTTAACAACTTTCTTTAAGGCACGACCAGCTTTCTTTACAAGTTTACCTACAAAATAACCTTGTCTAGGTTCTTGTAAGGAACCTATTCCTGATTGTATTTGTTGGGGTTCTTGCATTCTAGATATTGCCATAATTTTACCTTAATTCCTATGTTTACTTGGTTTTCGAGAACAAATCAAGTGTAGGCATAATAACTTTTACGTCCTGTGCCATCTCTTCGTTTTTAAAACCCCTTGCTTCCCAGTCTTTTCTTTCCTTAAAAACCTCACCTGTCTTTAAATGTCTATATGTAGTCTCTACAGAGGCTGCATCTAATTCAGGTATTTCATGATCATCTACTACTATTGTTTTCATTAGTCTATTTTCTCCTTTTTAATGTTTAAATAACTCACTGCAAAATCAAATGAATCTGCAGTGCTTGATTGTATGGTAAAAGATGACCCACCCTCTACTATTAAAGGTTGGGTTAAAAGCTCTGTAGTTTCATTAGCTGTTAAAGCTTTAGATTTGATAGCTGTAATACTTTTGTTTGTTACCGTCACTACTGGCGTGCCAGCAGAAGTCACCAAAATAGATTTAATAATTATAGTTTCGTTTACACCAGGGTCACCTGCTGCAAAAACAGTTAATGCACCACCTGTAGTATCATTATCTTTACCGACAAATTTATATTGGTTTACTACTGCCATTATTCTAAAAAGAAACTTTTAGCTTCTATCTCCTGTTTTACCTCTTGTTGAAAAGAAGTATTTAATTTTGTAATTACTGCGTCCAAGTCCCTAACCAATGATTGTAAATTTTTTTGATCGTATTCTGGTTCAGCTCTTGTTAATGATTGTACAATTTTTGCCATTATAAAATACTTGCTAGTCCTCCATTTTTAAAATTTACTCTACCACCATAAAAATATCCGGCTCTACCACCTCTTGCATAATGTTGTGAGTATCCTTGAGATGTTCCTGTACTTGGATCATTATCATATGTGGCTTCTCGAGCAGTTTGTCCTCCATATGTAGCAGTGTTTCCACCGCCACCACCAGCTATGTTAGCTGCTTGATCATAATTTGAACTTGTTACACCTCCTGGTGCATCATAACTACCGCCACCTGTTGTAGTACCAGTAGTATCAGTAGTATCATCTTCTTTTCTTTTCTTGTCTGCATCTTTTTTATCTTTTTTCATTTTATAAACTAGTTTTGTTTTCTTACGTGCTCCGAGTATGTCTTCTTCTGCTTCATCTAATAAACCTAATCTTTCAATTAAATCTTTACCTGGTCCTGTGTAGTTAGGGTCGTTTTTAGCGGCTTCAATTTGAGAAGCACTTAAATTATATTTACTACCTAAAGTATTTTCTATTGTACCCCTTCGTTTATCGAATGTACCTGCATCTATTTTATTAAGATTGTATCCTGCCATAATACCTCCAGCAGTATTATAATCATCAGTAACAATTCTACCTATGTCATCTGTAAATATACCTGCACCTCTTGCTTCGTTCTCCATAATAGCTCTTTCATTAATAGGCATTACTCTACCTAGAAAATCTTTTGCCATTCCAAAACCCTTTCCTATTAAACTATTTTGCATATAACTTTTTATAGCACCTGGTATTCCTGGTTCAGGGACACCTGACGGTACGCCATAGTAATCTGGGTAGTTGTCCATAAATTTTTGTGCTTCTGTTATTGAAGAGTATTCAGGATCATACGGATCAACAAATTGTCCTTCGGTTGCATACCGCATTCTTGCATCATCTATAAAACTATCAGCACTTTTTAAAGTAGCTGCTCTTCGCTCAGGACTAAATTTTGAAACATCTAAAACAGTATTACCTAACCTCATTACTCCAGGTCCTGTGCCTGACTCATAGGTACGAATTAAATTAGCTGCATTTTGAGCTTTAATAAGCGATGGATTAAAAGTAGATTGTGGATTAAATGTTTTAGAATATATTTCACCAGCTTGTCTACTTGGAAATGGATTGTAGTCTTGTCTAATATTGCTCATGTTTGTGTTGTAAGGATTAAAACCATCTCCGCCACTGTTTGTAAAAGCATTTGTATTTACAATACCTTCATTTGCTACCGGTGGCACTGGTGCAATAGGTAGCTGAAAAGGACTCTGTAAATATTTTTGTTCAGGGATATATTTAAAACCAGCGTCTCTTATCTCTTGGTCTGTAGCCATTATCTTCTCCCTCCTGGATGTATATCTAATCTAAATGTTCCTAGTTTCCAATCTTCATTTGTAGTTGTGTTAGCAACTTCTAATGCTATTTGTCTAGCTCTTACTCTTATATCTTTTTTAGTTGTAGAAGAACTACACGTAAACGTAGTAGTGGTTTCACTACTGTTTGGATATAATCTTGTTTTAAATTTAATAGAAGTGTTTCCTGTCTGACTAATAAAATCTGGTATAAATCTACTGATCCTCATAATATATTCACCGTCTCCTCTCACGTCCGGCATTCCTACAGTCTGTCCTGTAGTATTTCTACGTTGGGTAATATCAAAATCACCAGAAGTAATAGTACCTATTACAGCAGTTGTCACACCACCAGCATTAATTTGATCGGTCCCTGTTTCCTGTTGATAGTATATCGTACTTCCATCTGTATTACCAATAACATCTGATGACGCATTGTCTGATAGTCTGTAGTAAGTTGCATGTGGTCTATCAAATACCGCAGAATCTTGCCACGCTGCTCTAGGTAAAGTACCGGTTGTCCATATTGGACGTTTAGGTGATGAGTCAAGATAGTTATAAGTAACTACCCTGTCAATTTGATTTGAGGCAGCTGTACAATAAAACCAATTTACTTCACCAAACAAATTATTTAAACCTGCATTAATGAGATCTCTAGATGTAGCATTTATATCATCATAGACATGATCTTCTACAAGACACGGCATTGATTTTAACTGACCATCGTATGTAAAGAAACCATTCTCAGACATCCAATAAGCTGTACCATCAACCTCAATACAAGCATTCTTACCAAACAATCCACAGTTAGTACCAACTTGTTCAAAAGCAAATACAAAATCTCCTCCTACAAATTTCATCAAAAACAATGCAGTATCACTCCATACATAAATTGCATCCCTACCTTTAATAGCACCCATAATTTTAGAACCATCAGCTAGTCTTTGTGTACCAGAATTGTTTTCTGCTTTTACTGTGTAAGCATCTGTGCCATCTATATTTTCTTGATCTGAGAAACGTATAAACATATCATCTTGAGTTGTTGCATCTCCAACAGTTGTTTCTGTACCAAAAAATACTAAGTGTCTGTCGGGTGTAGATACCAATACATGACGTGATGCTGTAGGCGCATTTGCTAATATTGTAGCACGATTATTTACAGCTCCAGGTGCTGAAGCGTCCCATTCAAAACATCGACCATTATATATAAGTGCAATTAATTTTGTACCGTAGTTATCTAAAACCCACAAACCTGGATCAATTGTAAAGTCAGAAGAAGCTGGGTCACCCCAACCAGAAAAACCAGAAATATCTGTAACAGTATCGCCACTACTATGGGCAGCTTTTGTGGTACCGTTAACTTCTCTTGCACCACCACTTAAAGTATTTGTTGTAGTATTGTTAGCTGTAAAACTTATATCCTCTGTGCCAATTCTTATTTCTCCTGCTGATGGAAATGCTGCTGAGTTGGTTAAAGGAATATCTGTTACAGCGTCATTGATACTAGAAGCTAGGGTTGTAGTTGCGGCACCCAAAGCAGTACCACCAAATAAACCAGCACCCCATCCAAATCCACCCAATTGTTGTGATGGTCCTACATGATAATAACATAATACAGAAGCGCTGTTCCCATCACTTGTAGTCAAAGGTGTCCCTGTTTCAGTATTTTCCATTGTAATTGTAAAAGTTGACGTTGTTGGAACTGAAGTAACCATATATTTTATGTCTTCAAACGTAGCATTACTGTAAGTAGAACCAGCAGGAACCCCGGTAACACTGTCAAATAAAACAATATCGTCTTCAATTAATCCATGAGACCCGGTACATGTTACTGTGACTGTTTTAGATGATGATGTACTTGTAAATTTTGCACCTGTTAAAGTAGCTCTTATAGGATGTATGTCATAATATATACCTCCAGAGTAAACATATAGAATTCTATTAGTCCCTATTGCCGCGTATTTAATACCTGCGTTATCGTCCCAATGATGAATGGCTCTAGCTGCACCGGTTAATTTATCTTGTCCTAACTGTTGCCAACCGCCTATTTTTTCAGGTGACCCATATCTAAAACGTACGTTATCACCATCAAACCACTGACCTTCAGCACCTGTTTCTGTGACCTGTTTGTTAAACCCTGGAGCAAAACCTAATTTTTGTAACATATAAAAACCTTTGAAATATTTGATTTATGTTATATAATAGTTTTATATAGAATGAAAGTCACAATATAATGGTAGAAACATATAGCAATATATTGCCGAAAGCAGTTAATAAATTAATATTAGAAGAGCTCTGCAACTCTTGCAGGTGGAGGTTGGCTTTTGATAAAGGTCCCAGAGATATATATGTATCAATGTTATTAAATAAGGTAGATAAAGATTTTGGATGGAATATGAGAAGTTACCATCGTACAGAACATTTTGATGAAAATGTAAAACTTAATACTTGGGCTCAAGTTATTTTTTATCATGTAATTGAGACTAGTAAGAAATTTATAAATCCTATACCTATTAGATTTAACTGGAATTACTACAACAAATCCTCTACAGGTAATTTTCACACTGATTCTGAAAACCCTAATTCTTATTCTATTTTGTATAGTATTCACGATACTGACGGAGGCGTACAAGTAGCAGATTCTTTTTACAAAGATATAGAAGGTGAGGCAAAATTATTTCCTAGTTCTGTTGAACACAAAGGAGTTGGTCCTACAAACAATGTTTTACGTTTTAATTTAAATATTGTTTTTGAATGTGACGCTACAATAAGATGATAAAATTAAATTCAGCAAATAAACTATCCTCAAACTCCTCTTCTCTAATGGTGAGTTATTTAAGACCTGTTCAAATAAGCTTTGGTAACTACCCCTATATAGAGGACCTACATAATTTTATGACTATTATTAAAAATAATTTATTAGACAGTGAATACTGCGCTACTAATGTTTTAGGAGGCAAAACAGATTGGAATTTATTTAATGAACACCCTTTATTTATAAAGTTTTTAAACTGGTTTATAAATAAACATCAAGTAACTAATTCTTGGCTAAGATTTTTTTACGAAAAAAGACAAATAACTAATGCTTGGGGTAATGAATTAAAAAAAGGGCACTCGGTTAAACTACATGAGCACGCTGAACATCACGGCATTCTATATCTTACAAAAGGAGCACCTTTAATTGTTCCTGAATTAGAATTAGAAATACATCCAGAGCAAGGAGACTATTATTTTTTCCCCCCTCTTTTAAAACATTATGTCAATGAAATTACAGAAGATGAACCAGCTAGGTATAATGTTATTTTTAATATTTCTGAAAAACATAATTGGGAAAAAAATAAAGAAATAAATAAACTCCAAGGAAATGTTATTTAAATTATGGATATTAGAGATGCTATAATAGAAATAAATGGTTTATTTAATTTAGACTTAGCTGATAGAATTGTTAACTACATTAATTATATTGAATTAAAACCTCTTGGTGTTGGTACAACAGACAAACCTAATTTAGAAATAAGAGATGTTAAAGGCAGATTTTTAATAGATTATAAAAATCCAAATAATATGTCGGACAATGTTTTTTTACAGTTAATAAAAAATGAAATCTTTAAAATGCTTCCTATGTATGTAGCTAAATACCCTAAGTTATTATTAGATCAATTAACGCAATGTGACCTTTTAAAATATAATGTAGGCGGTAAATATGAAGTACACGTTGATTCATTTATTAATGCCCGTAGAGAATTAAGTTGTATTATTAATTTAAATGATGAATACGAAGGAGGAGAATTAGGTTTTTATGATGCCTCTCATACAAAAGAAATACTAAGATGTAATTTAAAAAAAGGCGGAGTAATTTTTTTTCCAAGTAATTTTATTTATCCACACAAAATAAACCCTATAAAAAAAGGAACTAGATATAGTATTGTAGCATGGATAGCATAAGAAATAAAAAATACATTTATATACCTAATTTTTTTTCTAAAAATGAATTAAAAATATTACAACCTT